CGGTCGTGGGGATTGGTTACCCCGCACCTCTTATTCAGAGGGATCGTATCTGTCAATCGTTATTCACTTTCTAAAAAAGGATATCCTATGCTGAAAAGCAATCGTCGTGAGACGGTGATATTCCTACTTGGTGGCCTTGCTGCCCTAGGTGGTGTAAAAGTCACCTCGGGTCAACAGTCAAGTCTCCCCAAGGACTGTGAATGGCTTCAGTTCCCTTACAGACCTTATGATCTAGTACCGTTTTTACAACGGGAGAAATCAATAGGCGAGTTGGGAGCTGATGGAAGGATTTCTTCCTTCGATCTCGATCGGTCGGCTGTAGCTGAATCGCTACGGTTGAGTTTGAGAGATTCCCGATGACAACCGGGTCCTGGTTTGCTGGCGACAACGCCAACCTAGTCTCCACTAAATTCCGAGCCAAAAAGTTTTGGTCCGGTGACGATGGGAAATACGAGACATCTCGTGTTTCTCGAAAAGTCAAGTGGAATGGGTACACTATGGCACATCTAAAGTTCCGGAGATCCGGTTCTGAACTTGGCATGACCGACAAAGGTTCTGGAGCCTACAAACTTGTAGACAACAGTACTCTAAGTGGTCCTGACAATCGTGTGCTGGGTGTGACGTTCCCGACTGCTTTCTTTGATTCTTATTGGACATCCAATGAAGAAACGAAGCTTTTATCTAACTTACTTAACAAAGTTAAGGGCGGCTCATTTAATATGGGCGTGTCTTTAGCTGAGGTTGATAAGTTAGCAGGGACGGTCCTAGGGACTGTCAAAACAATTGGACTCGGCGTTAGTGATCTGCTTAATCTTAGATTTGGCAGATTCGCGCGTCGATTTGGAACTTCCCCGCCCTCTGCAAAGAGGGTCCGAGAGTTGCGAACTCTGGATATATCGGGTAGGTTCCTTGAGATGCAGTACGCTTGGAAACCGGCGATACAAGACGTCTTTGACGCTGCTAAAGCGTTTGAGTCGTTATCGAACGGTCCTCGCCAACAGACATTTCGTATGTCTCGTACTGTGAACAGGAAATACATTGCCGATAATTTGGCTAATTACCAAAAGGTCGGAGTATCCCTCCAAATCAAGCGGTCATATACATATGAAATGTATGAAGAAATGGCCGCGTATCGCCAGATGGGGCTCGCAAACCCCCTTTCGATTGTATGGGAAAGACTCCCTTGGTCGTTTGTTCTCGATTGGTTTCTACCAATTGGGACTTATCTGGAGTTGATTGGGCAAGTACCATTCATGAATGGTAGGTGGATGGTCACTAGTTCGGTAAGAAGTCAGGAGACGCTCCTTGCGGAGCTTAATTCTGGAGTCTCGCCTTATAATGTGATCAACACGCCAGTTCCTCAATCTGAGGCTCTTGCGTTCTATTTGCAGCGGTCTGTCTCGTTTTCCCCTCCTCCAGTTCCCACTCCAAACCTTCAGGTTCAGGGTGCGATACATGGTCAGAGGATAGGAAACGCCGTTGCATTAGCTCATCAATTATTCTCACGGGCAGTGAGTCACTTCCTAGGGTAACTCTTAGGATGCACTTGGATGTGCGGGCTTTCCCGCCATTCTTTTATCCGCTTCTGGTTTGCCTTTCCAAGGCGATAAGGAAGCATAACCTCACAATATGGAGTAAGCAGCATGGCTGCGATGGCAAACATCCTTATTAAGGATGACTCAAACCCTCTCGTTGAATATACACTGGTTCCTGTAACCAACAGCCGCCCTAAATGGCGTGCCCAGGTCACTGGGGTTCCGGTGGATGCTCAGATAACGGTCGAACAGCTCGTCAACGAAAAGTTGAAGGACGGTTCCTACCGGAGGGTTCTGAAGCTCGAGGTCCCCGTTTTGGAGACTCTTGGGTCTGCGGGAACGTCAGCGGGATATACGGCGGCTCAAAAAGTCGCTTATAAAATCCCCTTCACCGTATCGACCGTGCAACATGCACGGGCGGTCACTGCTGATATGGCAAATTCGCTCAAGTTTGTACTCGGCCTTTTGGCTGGTGCTAGCTCGACGACTGCCACTGGTACCTTAGATGGTACCTCAGCAGCGGATGCCGTAAAAAGCGGCACTGGACCGATTACTCGGTTCATGGTGTATGGTGAGGACGCGTACTAATTTAGTATCGTTCTTGCTGATAGGTAACTTTTATATGAGGTAAGCTCCTTATGTTTAAGACGTCAAAGTGGGATAGATGGATCTATCCTTTATCCAAAGAGGCTGATGAAGCCTTTTGTTCCCTTGTAGCTGCAGAGCTGCGTAGCAACGGAGTGTATTCTGACTATATGTCGGAATTGGTCCATGCCAGGAAGTACCGCGAAGTCGTCCTCGAAAAGATCCCAAAGGATCTCGACGTGAATGACTACCGAGGTGCTACCCTGATTCAGGCTCTATTCTCAAAGAATAGTGATCTGGACCTAGGATTCAACCCGTTGAAGGCAGCTGTGGAGGCGGCAATAGCCGCCGAACTGCAGTGCAGAAGAGTAAACGAGTACTTTGGACAGACCTGCCCCTATGGGGGCGTCGCGACAGCGATTTCGCTAGCGCGGCGTAAAATCAGGAAAGTCTTAGGGAATGTCCCTACTCTTGACAGTCTCAGATTCCATTTCGGGCCTGGGGCTTCCACGACGATTAAAAGGGCCAATGCTTGCTTTGAGAACAAGCTTGATGCCCCTCTGGTGTGTAGCGAAGATCTGCTACCCGTCGTCGGCGAGGTCTTACGAGAGTTTCCCCTATGGGCTCGGCAGAAAACTGCCGCCCCTTACAGCGATATTGCTGAAAAAATAGAGGTTTCTTCCTGTGAGATAGTAGTCGAACCGGCTAAACTTATCTTCGTCGAAAAGAACGCGAAGACCCACCGTCCTATATGTGTCGAGCCGCTTTTAAACGGCTTTTTGCAATTAGGAGTGGGTAAATACCTTAAGGAAAGGTTACGCGTCCATGCTAAACAAGACCTTAGCGATCAAGTAAGGAATCAAATCCTTGCGAGATCGGGATCGGTTAGTGGCAATCTTGCCACTATTGACCTTTCCTCGGCTAGTGATACACTAGCCTTTTCGGTCGTGTTTGATCTCTTACCGGAGGAGTGGGTAGACCTACTCGCTTCCTTCCGTACCGGCCATATGCAATATGGCGGCCGTGAATATGAGCTAGAGAAATTTAGCTCAATGGGTAATGGTTTCACGTTCGAACTTGAAAGCCTAATTTTTTGGGCCTTGAGTTCTGCGTGTACCGAGCTCAGCGGTGAAGATCAGTCATTAGTCAGCGTTTATGGGGACGATATCATTGTCCCTGTGAAGGCCGTAGATCTTCTCATGGCGACCCTTACCTGGTGTGGCTTTAACCTTAATAGGGAAAAGTCATATTGGACAGGGAAGTTTAGAGAGAGCTGCGGTGCTGATTGGCTAGATGGCGACGCTGTGAGACCCGTCTTTAAAAAGACGAGGCTGACACCCCAATGGCTAGCAGTGTTTCACAACTGGGCATGGCAGAGGTACTATTCTAGTAGCCTCTGTGTCATTGCGAAGTCTTTCATTCCGAAAGATCTCCAGCTTAGTGGACCTCCTGGTTATGGTGATGGCCACCTTCTCGGACCGTGGAACACGGTCCACCTTCCACGTCATGAAAGACGTAGAGGGTTTGAAGGATGTCGATTCGACACATTCCGCGAAACCCCTCGGGTGGTGGAAACCAACCCTGAGATCGCGGCCTTGACAGGCATATATGACCTGTATGCTAATCCCACCGATTGGTGGGAATGCAGAGGAAGTCGTAAACCAGGGATAACCCCTGGAACAACTTGCGTCGAAAAACACAGCATCTACACGTTTGCCAAGCGGGTAAGCCGCTGGTAAGCATCCCTATATATAGGGTACTTCAGGACTTAACTGAATGACAGCGCGGAAAGACGGC